TAGGAGCCCGCGAACCGGCAAGAAGCACCTGCGCGTTATGGAACTGACGAACCAGGCGATGGAACTGCGGAAGGCTGGGGCGACCCTGCAGGCCATCGCGGACACCCTGAAGCTGAAGTCCCGGCAGCATGTGCACAAGCTCATCAGCGATGCGTTGGACGACCTGGAGGCCACGGCTGCCCAGAGCGCTAAGCAACTGCGCCGGATGCAGGAGGAACGGCTGGACGCCATGCAACTGAAGCTCTGGCCGCAGCGCGGCAACCCCAGGGTGGCCGACACCCTGCTGCGGATCGAGCAGCGCCGGGCGGCCCTGCGGGGCCTGGACGCCCCCACCTTGGTGGCACCTACTATGCCGGATGGGAGCGCGATGCCTCCAGCCTTGGATCTGTCCAAACTCTCCACGGACCAACTGGAGACGCTGGAGGCCATCTATCAGACCTGTGCCATCGACCCCGCCACGGATGCCGAGCCCACGCCCCAGGCGTAACCCGTGAAGAACCTCCCGCCCCTGGCTGACATCAAACGGGAACTGGCCCGTAAGAAACTCATCCGCTTCATCATCGAGACCTTCCCCGGCTACAAGGCCGGGTGGTTCGCGCACGAGGTGGCGACGGCCCTGGACCAGTTCCTTGATGATGTTGAGGCCAGGAAGTCCCCCCGCCTGATCCTTGAGGCGCCGCCCCGCCATGGCAAGACCGAGATTGTGAGCCGACGGTTCCCAACCTACGCCCTGGGCAGGAACCCCGACCTGGCGATCCTCTCCACCAGCTACTCAGCCGACCTATCCAACCGCATCAACCGGGATGTCCAGCGCATCATGGATGACCCTGCTTACGGCTGGATCTTCCCCGAGACCCGCATCCCTGGGCTCAAGGCCGGGCGTGACGGCACACGGGTTCGGACCTCAGAGCTATTCGAGGTCCTGGACCACAAGGGCTCCTACCGTAGCGCGGGCGTGGGGGGTGGCATCACAGGCATGGGGGGCGACATCCTGGTGATTGACGACCCCATCAAAGATGCAGAGCAGGCGAACAGCAAGACCTATCGGGACAAGGTGTGGGAGTGGTATCAGTCCACCTTCTACACCCGCCGGGCGCCGGGAGCCGGGGTGCTGATCATCATGACCCGCTGGCATGAGGACGATCTTGTGGGGCGGCTGCTGAAGCAGATGAAGGACGGTGAGGGCGACACATGGACGGTCATCAACTTTCCGGCGGTGGCAGAGCAGGACGAGTTCAGCACCCTTGACGGGCGTCTCTTGAGGAAGGAGGGTGATCCCCTCCACCCAGAACGCTACTCCATTGAGGAACTAGACAAGATCAAGCGGGCCGTTGGTTCTCGCGTGTGGGCCAGCCTGTACCAGCAACGCCCGGCGGCGGCAGAGGGTGCCATCTTCAAGCGCGATTGGTGGCAGTGGCACCGTGTGACCACGGATGACCCTCGGCAACTGGTTAAGGATCTGGGCATCACGAATGTGGTCCAGTTCTGGGATACGGCCTTCAAGAAGGGCGACCAGGCGGATTACAGCGTGGGCGTCACCATGGGGACCGGCAAGAACCGGTACTTTGTCCTGGATGTCTGGAGGGCACAGGTAGAGTTCCCCGAGTTGAAGCGGGCGGTGCCTGCACAGACCGCCAAGTGGGCTCCGTCCGTGGTGTTGGTTGAGGACAAGGCCAGCGGCCAGAGCTTGATCCAGGAGTTGAAGCGGGAGACCCGCATCCCGGTGGTCGCCATCCAGGTGGACAATGACAAGGTGGCCCGCGCCAACGCCGTAACACCCGTCCTGGAGGCAGGGCTGGTCAGTCTGCCCGAGGGGGCTACCTGGGTCAGTGACTTCATGGATGAGCTTGCCACCTTCCCCAATGCGGCCCATGACGACCAGGTGGACGCCTTCGACGGCGCCTTGAGCTATCTGTCCTCCGGCGGGGGCGGCATGGGGTTCTTTGAATATCTCCGCCGGGAAGCTGAAGCGGCGAAAACTAAGTTAATAGCGAAAGCCGACACCGGCGGTTAAAATCCCCCCTGACAGGAGGCTGGCATGGCGACACCTGAAACCCCAGCTGGTGGAAAGGCAACGCCCTTTGAGCCTGGCTTGATCGAGCGAATCGCTGGCGCGGTCCGCTATACCATCACCGGCGAAACGCCTGCATGGTTCGGTCCCAACAACCCCCTGCCTGCGCAGGCTCCAGAGGAAGTGAAGGGCCGCCCCTTTGACTTCCCCATGGGCGTCAACCTTAACTACCGTCCCAAGAGCGAGGCCAGCGAGTCCGGTGTTGGGTTCGATGTCCTGCGGCGCATCGCTGACCCCGCGTCGGGCGGGCTGGACCTCATGCGTATCGCCATCGAAACCCGCAAGGATCAGATGGAGGCTCAGCGTTGGGTCGTCCGCCCGAAGAAACTGAATGACGAGGCGCCCGGACCCTCACAGGAACGGGCGAAGCTGGTGCAGACCGCGCTTCGCCGACCCGATCTGGTCCACACCTTCCGCCAGTGGCAGAGGCAACTGCTGGAGGATCTGCTGGTCATTGACGCCCCAACCATCTACCTGCGACCGATGGCCGAGGGCTTCAAGATCCCCGAGGTCATGGACGGCGCCACCATCAAGATCCTTGTGGACCAGAACGGGCGGCGTCCCCTCCCGCCCGAGCCAGCCTACCAGCAGATCATCAAGGGCCTCCCCGCCAACGACTACACCCTGGATGAGTTGATCTATGCCCCGCGCAACCTGCGGAGCCATCGGTTCTACGGCATGAGCCCGGTCGAGCAAGCGGTGAACGTCATCAACCTGGGGCTTAAGCGGCAGCTTCACCTGATCAGCTATTACACGGCTGGCAACATCCCTGAGCAGCTAGTGGGCGCCCCGGAAATCTGGAACCCCGACCAGATCAAGCAAGCGCAGGACTGGTTCGACACCATCCTGACGGGCAACCTTGAGGCCCGGCGCAAACTCATCGTGGTCCCAGGCGGCATGGACACGAAGCCCTTGAAGGACGCCCAACTGACTGACCCCCTGGACGAGTGGATGGCGCGGATCATCTGCTGGTGTTTCAGCATCAGTCCCTCCGCGCTGGTGAAGGATAACAACAGGGCCACGGCCCAGACTAACGCCGCCACGGCTCGGGCCGAGGGCCTGGAACCGCTGAAGGAGTGGTGGGCCGATGTGATGAACGAGGTCCTGGTCCGGTGCTGGGGCGCGGATGATCTGGAGTTCGCCTGGGCCGATGAGGAGATCACGGACCCCAAGGTGAAGGCCGAGGTCCACAAGGCATATGTGGACATGAAGGTGATTACCCCGGACGAAGTGCGCGAGGACCTGGGCAAGAAGCCCCTGACCCCCGAGCAGAAAGAGGAACTGAATCCCCCGCCCCCTCCAGGGGTGTTCGGCAGAGCAGGCGGGGATGAGTTGGGCGGTGAAGGCGATCCGACCGGGAAGCCGGGTGCAAAGCCGAAGCCTCCCCAGGGGGGGGACCGTGACTCGGCCTCCGGCCTCCCCCCTGTCTCTGAACCCAGTGCTGAGAAGGTCCAAAAAAAAAAGACCCTGGCTCCCCTGACCCGGAACCGTCCCATCGCCCGCCGGGTAGAGAAGCGCATCCAGGCGGCCGCCAAGCGATACTTGGCCGGTATCCGTGGCGCTGTGGTGGCTCACCTGCGGGCTGAAAAGGTCGCCAAGGCTGAGTTCACCCGTGAGGAGCTTGAGGCGATCTTGGCGGCGTTGCCAGCAGAGGACCGCGAGGCATTCCTGGACATGCTCAAGCAGGAGTTAGGTCGCATCGCCATGGACGGCGCCAGCGAGGCGCTGGACCAGATCTTTGAGTTCACGGGGACCATGAGCCAGGCGGCCCTAGACGAGATGCTCTCCCAGGCGAACTCGAAGGCCATCCCCTGGGCGGAGGAACACGCGGCCCGCCTGGTCACGGGCATAGACGAAACCACCCGCGAAGGGCTGAGAGACCTAGTAAGTCAGGCCATCTCTGGGGGGTGGAGCAACGATGAGCTGGCGGATGCCATCCAGGAGGCGACCACCTTCGGGGATGCCAGGTGCGAAATGATCGCCCGCACGGAAACCGCCGCCGCTGACATCCAGGGCAACCTCATGGGCTACCGTGAGTCCGGCGTGGTGGATTCAAAGCAATGGCTGGTGGCCCAGGATGAGGTATGTGAGGACTGTCAGGCCATGGACGGCATGGTCGTGGCCCTGGATTCAGAGTTCCCTGGAGGCGATCCGCCTCTTCACCCTAACTGCCGGTGCGATCTGCTTCCGGTTCTCTCGCAACCTAATGAGGAGGAATAACCCATGGCTGCGCCATCTGCTCTGACGATCTTCAACACTTTCAAGGCGAACCTCGGAAACGGGACAGTCGACCTGGACACCAACTCGTTCAAGGCTGCGCTGTTCACGAGCGCAGCCGCGCTTGCCGCTGGAACTGGCGAGGTGTTTGGTGACCTCACCAACGAAGTCGCCAATGGGAACGGCTACACTTCCGGTGGCTTCGCGCTCACATCCCCCACGTTTACTCAAACTGCGGGCACGGCGGCATTCAAGACGGGAAACAATCCTTCGTGGACCGGCTCCGGTGCTGGGTTCGCGGCCCGCTACTTGGTTCTCTACGCCTCGGGCACCCTCAACGGCAAAGTGAACCCGCTTGTTGGCTTCATGCTGCTGGACTCTGCTCCCGCCGATGTGTCTTTCGCAGCAGGCAACACGGTGACTGTCACGCAGAACGCCGCTGGCTGGTTCACGCTCACCTAGTAGGAGGCTCAAATGAATCCTGGCGACAGCGTTGCCGTCCTTCCACCCTTTGCGGACGCCTTCCCCGGCGTCCACACCGTGTCCTCTGTCGGAACCGCTGATGATGGGCAGACGGTGATCTATCTTGAGGGAATCGAGTCGGCCTTCGCACCGATGTACCTGGAGGCCGCGCCATGACCGATTTCGCTACCACTTCCGATACCGTCTCCGCCCTCGCCGCTGCTGGCAACTCCGGCGCGGGTGGTCGGTTCAACATCTACAAGACCAGCCTGACCGCCGTAGCCTCCAACTGGTATTCAGGGTGGCAGGAGGGCGGTGCGCCTGCGGCGGGTGCGACTCCCGGAGCGTGGGCGAACCCCACCTACGCAACGCTAGGGGCCTACAACCCGAACTACATCAACCCCGGAACGGCCACATGCCGCCTGCTGTGGGGCTCCATCGCCCAGGCCAACGCGGGTCAGGGCAAGTGGCTGATTGACCGCCTGGGACACATGGGCGGACTCAGTGGGACCGTGACCACAGCCCAGTCCACCGGCGCGGTGATGACCGCACCTGTCACCGATGGCCGGTGCGCATCGGACTACTCCGATGTGGAGCATTACCTGGAATGGTACTCCGCCACGGGCTCCACCGGCGTCACTGCCACCTGCGCCGTGACCTACAACGATGCGACCACTGGGTCCACGACCGTCACCGTTGCGGCCAACACGCCTGCCTACCGAATGCTCCCGATCCAGCCGCCCGCTGGCCTCGTGGGCAAGTGGATCAAGACCGTGGATTCCGTGACCCTCAGCGCCTCCACGGGCACCGCTGGCAACTTCGGCGTAACAGCGGTCAAGCGGCTGGCCCCATTCGCGAGCCTCATCGCTAACAGTTTCTACATCGCTGACTTCGCGGCACTCAGTATGCCCAAAGTCGGGGCCAACGCCTGCATCAATGCGATGTATTGGACTGTTACGACCAGCACCGGCATCACCCTCGGCTCCTTTGCCATCGGAGCTAAGTGATGCTCTGGACCACCCGCGCCACGACTCAGAACCTCCGGGACGAAGGTGTCCTGGGGTCCGTGGTTTGGTCGGAGTTTCGGGAGCAAGACACTGGAAGTGTCGTAACAACTACGACGGTCACTTGGACGCAGAGTGGGAGTTCGCAGAGCTGGAGAGGAATCGCTTCATCTTCAGATGGGACCAAACTAGCGGCGTGTGCGTATGGCAGCATCTGGACATCCACGGACTCTGGTGCCACTTGGACACAAAGAGCAAGCACTTCGGGCTTTAGTGGGATCGCCTCATCTTCTGATGGAACCAAACTAACCGCAGTAGTGGATGGCGGCAACATCTGGACCTCTGCGGATTCTGGTGCAAATTGGACCCAAAGAGCGAGTGCGATGAGCTTTATTAGTGTCGCCTCATCTTCGGATGGAACCAACCTAGTCGCAGGAACGGATGGCGGTTACATCTGGGCCTCTACGGACTCTGGTGCATCTTGGGGACAAAGAGCAAGTTCTCAGACCTGGACTGGCATCGCCTCATCTTCAGATGGGACCAAACTAGCGGCAGTAGCGGGTAGCGGCGGCTACATCTGGACCTCTACGGACTCTGGTGTAACTTGGACCCAAAGAGCGAGTCCGCAGTATTGGACTGGCATCGCCTCATCTTCAGATGGGACCAAACTAGCGGCAGTAGCGGGTAGCGGCGGCTACATCTGGACCTCTACGGACTCTGGTGTAACTTGGACCCAAAGAGCCAGTTCAAAGAACTGGAGTGGAGTCACCGCATCTTCGGATGGAACTAAACTAACCGCAGTAGCGAATGGCGGTTACATTTACACCTCTACGGACTCCGGCGCTACTTGGACGCAGAGTGGGAGTCCGCAGAACTGGAGAGGAATCGCTTCATCTTCAGACGGAACTAAACTAGCGGCGTGTGCGGATAGCAATTATATTTACACCGCTACACCGACGCAGAACATTGCCCTGAATTGCCCGGCTCCTGCGGCCATCACAAGCTCAAGCCCGTTGCCAGCACTGACGACGGGCGCCACTCTAAATTGTCCTACGCCAGTTGCAATTACTACAGCCACCAGTGCGCCTACTGCTCAACTCTCGCTGCAGTCTCCAGCGCCAGTTGCGATTGCCACGGCCACGAATGCACCTACTGTCCAACTCTCGCTACAGGCTACAGCGCCAGTTGCGATTGCCACGGCAGCGCCAGCGCCCACGGCTCAACTCTCGCTACAGGCACCAGACCCAGTTGCAATTACCACATTAAGCCCTTCGCCAGCACTGACGACGGGGATCACTCTCGATTGTCCTACGCCGACGAATATCGTCACAGCCGCAGCAGCGCCGGTGGTGGGGGTCAGTTTGGCCGTCCCGTCGGCCGCCATGACCCTTGCGGAACCCGCGCCTGCCTTGTCACAAGCCATCGTATTGCAGGTTCCGTCCGCTGCGGCGATGAGCACTTCGGGACCGGCGCCTTCTCTTTCCGCGAGCCTGCAAGCATCCGTCACTGCGGCGGCATTTGCCACGGCTGCGGTCGTCCTTATCTCGGTTTTGGGGATACCCGCATCTGCGCCGGTGAGCACCGGGGCACCTGCGCCTTCTTTGGGGATGGGCCTGGGCCTACCCTCACCCGCCGCGCTGACCCTTACGCCCGCAGCGCCAGCACTAGCCACGGCCCTAGCCCCGGCACCTGGGGCGATGGGATTCTCCGCGTCTGCGCCCACCCTGTCCGCCTCCTGCGCCACCGATCTACAGATTGAAGCACCGGCAAGCATCACCCTTGCAGGTCTAACGCCAACGATTGGAGTGGAGCAGGCCCTCCAGATACCGGCCCCGGCTGGTATTGCCCTGACAGGGCAAGCGCCTAGTCTAGTGCGCAACCTTGATGTCCCATCCGCAGCACTGGCAACATTCGCTACACCACCTTCCGCACAATTCGCCCTCCGCATTCCGTCCTCATCGTTGGCCTTCGCTGCATGGGGGCCTTCCTTGTCCATGGCGGGGCCATTGGAGGCGGGCTCGCGTTTCTATGTTGAGGTGCATGTTAGGGTTTGGACGGTGACGCTGGAGGCCCGGACCTACACCCTGGCGCCGGTGGCCATCGCCGCCGTTACCCCTGATGCCCGCACCTGGACCATCACCCTACCCGTCCGAATCTATGAGGTGAACGCATGAGCATCCCGAGCTTCAGCCCCAAGGACCCTGATGAGGTCATCATCCTCACGGTCAGATTCGACAACCTGCTGATGGACGGGGAGACCATCACGGGCACCCCGGTGTTCACCGCCGAGCGCCAGGACGGGACCACGGAGGACACCAGCGCCATGATCAGGGGGGCCGCCACCGTTCAGGGCGAATGGGCTATGCAGCAGGTCGCGGGCGGCACGAATGGCGCCACCTATCTCATACGAGCTAAGATCACAACCTCGGGCGGGCGGACCCTGGTGGGGGGTGGGCTACTACCCATCAAGCGGGGGGCGGCCTGATGGGGCTATTGAAAAAGAGCCTCTGGTGCTAGAATCCGTGGCGAAAAGGGGGGGCGATGCAGATTTGGGGCGACATCACCAAGGTCAGCGAGAACGAGGATGGCACCCTGACCGTTTCCGGCATCGCCTCCAGCGAGGCGGTGGACAGTGACGGTGAGGTCATTACCTCCGCCGCCATGAAGGACGCGATCCCCGACTACATGAAGTTCGGCGCCCTGCGGGAAATGCACCAGCCCATTGCCGCCGGAACCGCGATTGCTTGTGAGGTCCAGGAGGACGGCCGCACCTACCTGGAAGCCCTGGTTGTGGATGCCGAGTCCTGCCGCAAGGTGAAGACTGGCGTACTCAAGGGCTTCAGCATCGGTGGGAAGGTCACGAAGCGGAACGGCAAAAACAAGAAGGTCATCGAGGGCATCAAACTGGTGGAAATCTCCCTGGTGGACCGCCCCGCCAACCCGGAGGCCATCATCGGCCTCGTCAAGATGGAGGACACCGTGGATGAGAACACGATCACGTCCGGCCCCGAAACCCAGGCCACCGGCAATG